GCTAAACTGGCAGGCGGAAACGGGGCTACACTGGCAGGCGGATACAACGCTAAACTGGCAGGCGGAAAACATTCTATCATGGTTTCTGAAAACGGTGGCAGAGCTAAAGGCGGCATGGGTAGTGTGATTGTTATGGTGGAGCGAAACGATGAAGGAGAAATCGTCAATTACAAAGCAATCCAGATTGATGGGGATAAATACAAAGAAGATACATGGTATCGGTTGGAAGATGGAGAAATTAAGGAAGTGGAGTGATGCAGAATGGCAGAAATGAAGGCGTTAGAGTTTTTGAGAGAATGGCATAGAATGTGTCAAAAGTATCCGTTTTGTAGTGATTGCCCAATGGAAGATTCTTCATCTCGCAGTTGTATGCCTTGTAAGTGGGTTTTTAATGATATAGAAAAAGTAATCGCTACCGTGAAAAAATGGTCTAAAGAACATCCGAGAAAAACGATTTTGCAGGATTTCTTGGAGAAGTATCCGAAAGCTGAACTGATACGTAACAAATTTCCAGAAATTTGCCCTCATTCGTTGGGATATGCGACAAATAAAGAGTGCTTTTTAGATACGGACGAACAATTTGTTTCAGAAGAATGCGAAGAATGTTGGAACAGACCGTTGGAGGAGGAATGAAATAATGGCTGAAAATACACAGTTGACAGAAAAGAAGGAATTTACAACAGCATTAAGCCGGTGGTCTAACGAAATCACAGGACTAATTGCCAAAGATTATGAGGCTTGCGGCGTTATTTTTGACGAGTATTCCAGAAAATGCGCTATGGAGGCGGTCGGGAGCATTTACAATCTTGTAAAGAACGATGGCAAAGCAAACATGAACTCTCTTGATACAAGTAACTTGAGGGGCATCGTTGAAAACTGTGCAGGGCTGAAATTGAACCCTGCGGCATATCCGAGGGAGTGTTATTTCCAGCTTAGAAATGTCAAGCGTGGTAATGAATGGGTGAAGGTTGTTGAAATGGGTATTGAGGGTGCAGGATATGATTCCCTTCTTTCTCATTATGGCAAAGACGTTGAACAGGTTTATCCGTACTGGGTGGTTAAGGAAGGGGACGTTTATATCCCACCCAAACATAAGGGATTGGAGCTGACACCGCCAGAATGGGAAGAAAAAGGGTTGTCCGATAAAGCGGTTAGGGTGGTGTATCCTGTCAAATTGAAAGACGGCACAGTGACGTATCTGACAGCCGATAGGGCAAGCGTAAAGGTCAATTTGTTGGCTCACGTTAAGCAAAATATGATGAACGCCACATTCGGCATCTGCGAGGACAGATACAAGGCTACGGACAAGCAGAAAAAGGAAATCAAGGCAAAGAAGGATGAAATTCTGAACGCATTGAGAGCGTGCAGCACAGTTGATGATATGTTGGAATGTGAAGTCGCAAGACCTTTTATCAGCGGTGCATGGTTGGATACGCCAGAGAGCATGATTCAGAGGAAAATGTGCAACAATGCCACGAGGAAGTATCCGAAGGATTATGACCAGATGGCGAGACAGGCACAAATTGAATTGGACGATACATACCGTCAGACGCAGGATGATGTTGTGGAAAGTGCAAATTCGGTTGATTTTGACGAGGAAAACATCATTGATGGGGAAATTGTACAGGAGGTGTAAGCGGTGATTATTGTGAAGTTGACGATTGCTCTTTGGATGATTGCTATCGTGTCTTTCGAGAGAATCTTTTGGTTGTCTCGTAAAGATGAAAAAATTGGGCTATATAGAGCTTTCATCTGTTATGTAGTGGAAAATAAAATCACGGCGGGATGCTTGGCGGTTTCTGTATTTTCCGCTTCTATTTTGACAGTGGCGAGCGCAATTTGGCTTTTGGTAAGGGGGTAAAAATATGAGAGTTATTAGTCAGGACGGCAGAGTTGATTTTCCTTATGAGCAGTTTGTAGTTGCGATTGATGCCACAACCGAAACAACGATTCTTTCCTTTCCGACAGGCCTTGCTGATGATACCCATTTCAATTTAGCCGAATATTCAACAAAAGAAAAAGCCGCAAAGGCTATGGAAATGTTGAGAGGAACATATATCGGTATGCCTATCGTAATGCAGAATGTTGATGTTTCAGAAGATATGGCGAAGGCATTTGAAAGATTAAAGAAATGCAGCGTGGTGGTGCGAGCAGATAATCAGCCGTCAAAAGTAGAGTACATTAACAATGTTATCTTTAAGTTTCCCAAGGATGATGAAATCGAGGTGTGAGTATGAGATTAAAATGCTTAGGCTCATCGTCAGCCGGAAATTGCTATCTGCTAACTTCCGACAATGGAGAAACACTTATCCTTGATTGCGGAATACCGATTAAGGAGATTAAAAAAGGCTTAGATTGGAACATTAAAGATGTTGTGGGTGTGTTATGCACCCATAAACACCTTGACCACAGCAAGTCGGTAAAAGATTTTAGGCAAATGGGAATACCTGTTTTCAAGCCGTATGAAAATACAGAAACTTTCGTAAAAAAGTATTCTGGTTTCAAAATACAGGCGTTTGACCTTACAACGATTGACGGCAGATGGACACACACAGATGCAGACGGAGAGCCTTGTGCTTGTTATGGTTTCCTTATTGAACACAAGGAAATGGGGAGAATGATTTATATAACGGATACAGCCATTGTTAAATGGCGGTTCAAAAATATCAACCACATTCTTCTCGGTGTGAATTATGACAAGGATATGATTCATCCCGATAACGAGGGGAAAAAGAATCATATTTTTGGCGGTCACATGGAGATTGGAACAGCTTGCGAGTTTGTAAAGGCGAATAATTCTGATTGCTTGCACAATGTCATAATGTGCCATTTGTCAGCCGATAATGCCGATTCCGATAAATTCATCGAGCGTATGAAAAAAGCGTGTCCTGCGGCGAATGTGTACGTTGCTGGGCGTAATGATTGGTGGTGGTTAAGGAATGGCTAAAGTTTGTTTTTGTTTGAACGCAGACATTAAAGGAAAGGATGGCATTTGTCCTTGCTATCAGTGCGAAGAAAGGGCTGTCGGGTGCCATTCTTCCTGTGAAAAATTTGGTTTTTGGAGTGAAAACCATAAGAAAAACAAAAGGGAGATTCAAAAGAAAGTATACATAGAACGGCAAGCTGATTATAGGAGAAAAGACTATCTGCAAAAACGCAGAGCGGAAAGAAAGAGAGGGAACTATGAATAAGTGCATTTTCATTGGGCGAACCACGAGGGACATAGAGCTGCGGTATACGCAAAGCGCAAATCCGTTGGCGGTCGGGAACACGAGCCTTGCTGTAGAATCTGGATACGGAGAAAAGAAGAAAACGTATTTTTTCAACATAACAGCTTTCGGCAAAACGGCAGAAACAATGGGGCAGTTTGTAAAGAAGGGTACGAAAATTGCGGTCGAGTGCGAAGCCAAAGAGGATGAATACACAAACAGGGAAGGAAACAAGGTCAGACAGGCTTCTTTCATTGTCAAATCCTTTGAGTTTATGGAGAAAAAAGCCGCAAACGGAAACGCGCAGCAGCAAGGGAAAAATGAAATGCCGCAGGATAACGGAAACGGTTTTTACCCTGTGAACGAAAGCATTGAGGACGACGATTTGCCGTTTTAAAAAATAAGAAAGGCGGAGACTGATTTTGAGAATAGAAAATTTAATCGGTTTTTTGAAAGAGAATTTTGAAAAAGGGATACAAATGTTCGATACTCCGAATATTGTAGGCGATTTTATGGTGCCTATTTATAAGAAGGACAATATATTGGTGTTGTTCGCACCAGTATATGACTATTATTGAGATATTCGGAATATCTGATGAAGAATTTGAAAGAGTTGAAAAAGAGGTTAATCGGAAAAGGTGGTAAGATTTATATATCAAATTCTCTAGTATGGGAATATAACGGAGAAAAACTCCGTGTTGTTGAATGGGCAGAAAGATTAGGGGTTACTCCTCATTGTCTATTACACAGAAAGGAGTTGGGGTGGGACCTCGAAAGAATATTAACCACTCCAGTAAAAGGTGACAATAATGGGAAAGCCAAATTATAAACAGATATATGCAATTAAGGCAGAACGAGAGGGCAGAATTAAAAAAATCTGCCCGAACATTCCGTATTCAAGCGGTATCTATGTGTTTTATAGGACTGATGAGGCGCAAATTCGTCGGGCGTATTGCGGTCAAGCAATCAATTTGTGCGAGAGGTGCGCTTCTCATTTGGGTGAATACGACCATATCGCATTAAGTCTTAAAAAGCATGGATTTTACAGTGGCGAAAATCCGTATGGTTGGAAACTGGCATTTAAAACTTGCCCTAAGAGCGAGTTAGACGAAAGAGAGGTTGCAACGATTAAGTCATTCGCAGATGACGGATTTCAAATGTATAACGTGACCGCAGGTAGCCAATCAATAGGAAAGCTTGTGACAGGGCAATATAAGCAGCCTAAAACCTATTCACAAGGCGTACAGCAGGGCAGAAAGAATCTTGCGAAAGAATTATCGCATATTGCAGAAAAGCACCTCACAATCGAAATTAGGGCGGATAAGAGGGGCAATAAGATTTCAGAACGGCAGTATGAGAAATTTATGGAGTTGATGAAAGGTGGCGAATAACAATGAGCGGCGGAAGTTGGAGTTATCTATACTCAAAGGAAGTTGACGAGCTTGTGCAGTATGGAAGTATTAGATTGTTAGAAGAAATGGCTGACTACCTTAATTCGAGTGGATATGAAGATGTGGCAAAGGATGTGAGGAGATTAGTCGAGTATATCAAATCAGCCAGAATCAGAATTGAAACGCTTCACGAAATGCTCAGTCCTGTTTTTAAGGCGGTTGAGTGGTACGATAGCAGCGATTGCGGGAAAGATTCAGTTATCAGGGCAATAGAAGATTACAGAAATGGAAGGGCGGCGATTGATGATTGAGATATGGGTTGCCATACCAGGGAAGTAAAAACTCTATTGCAAAATGGCTAATATCGAATTTGCCTTCTGCGGATACGTTTGTAGATTTATTTTGCGGTGGCGGTGCTGTTACGCATTGTGCAATGTTAAGTGGAAAATGGAACAACTTTATTATGAATGACATAGACGCAAGGCTGCCTATTCTATTCAAGGATTGCGTATACGGAAAGTATACAGTTGAAAACAGGAGAGAATGGGTTGATAGGGAAACATTTAACAGGATGAAAGACAAAGATGCTTACATCGCTCTTGTCTGGTCGTTTGGGAACAACGGAAAGACTTACATATACGGCTCTGATATAGAAAAATTTAAAAAAGACTATCACAGAGCGGTTTATTCAAACGATACAAGTATTTTGGAAAAGTATGGATACAAAATAAATCCTTCAAAATTAAACGATGTGTATGGGCGTTATCTTGAGTTTAACAGGCAGATAAAGAAGTTTGCAAGAAATGATTTGGGCATCCTTTCAAGACAAATAGAAATAGAACGCCTGCAAAGCCTGCAAAGCCTGCAAAGCCTTGGCGTTGATTACAGAAGCGTTAAAATTCCGAATGACGCAGTGATATATTGCGATATTCCATACGCAGGAACAAATTGTGGAAAATATCAAGGATTTAATCACGGAGAATTTTGCGAATGGGCTGAATGGCAAGATAACATTTTTATATCAGAATATCAAATGCCAGAAGCATTTATCCCGATAGCAAAAACAACAAAAAGAGTCTTGTCTGCGGCAAATGGCAATAGCAAGGTAGCAACAGAATACTTGTTTACCAACCGAAAAACATACAACAGATTTTCAAAGGAGAGAAAAGAAAAAATAGGTCTTGAAATGGCAAGCCAATTAAGTTTGTGCAATTTGTAGAGGTTGAAAGGAGGCGAGTAATTGAGAATTTACATAAGCGGTGCTATTACTGGCACAGAGGATTTCAGAGAAAGATTCCTTGAGGCGGAAAAGGAACTGATTGCAGCAGGACATGATACGGTAAATCCTGCGAGGTTGAATGACATTATGCCAAAAGATGCGACACATGAGGAATACATGAGAATGTCTTTTGAGTTGCTCGATATTTGTGATGCAATTTATATGTTGGATGGATGGGAAAGCAGCAAAGGGGCAAATCAAGAATACGGTTTCGCCAAAGGAAAGGGAATTGAAATTTATGGTTGTATAGAGAGGTGGAGGAATGAAATTCGTTGACTTCTTCTCTGGGATTGGCGGATTCCGCAGAGGGACGGAGTTGGCGGGGCATGAATGTGTGGGATTTTGTGAATTTGATAAATTTGCAGTAGCCAGCTACACCGCCATGCACACCATGACTGGAATCCAACGAGATTATTTAGATATGCTGCCAAAAAATAAAAGAGTGGCAGAGGCAGGAAAGGAGGAGTACAGGCATGGAGAATGGTACGCAAATGATATTAGACGGATTTTCGCCGAGGACATCCCAAAAGCAGACTGCTGGTGTTTCGGATTCCCGTGTCAAGATATCAGCGTTGCCGGAAAGCAGCTTGGCTTTAACGGAGCAAGAAGCAGCTTATTTTTCAGAGTTATCAGACTTGTGCAAGACCTCGAAGAAAAGGATAGACCTACATACCTATTCATTGAGAACGTTAAAAACTTACTTAGCGTTAATGGGGGAACGGACTTCCTTAAACTTCTCATTGCGCTGGACGAAAGCGGGTACGATGCAGAATGGAAAATTATCAACTCTGCCGAGTACATCCCACAAAACAGAGAGCGTGTTTTCGTTATCGGACATCTTAGAGGGAGAAGTACCGCAAAAGTATTTCCTATCGAAAGAGCAGACAGAGAAAATAGTGTTCAAATAATCGGACACAGAGAAGGATTCCGCAGGAATATGCAAGTGTTCTCTCCGGATGGAATAACAGAAGCGTTAGACACAGGTCAGGGCGGCGGTATAGGTCATTATACAGCATTCCCTATTTTCTGCGATATGTCAAAAAGTGCAGGAATACAAACCTATGATAAGGCGTTTTGTTTGCAAGCGAGATATAACAAAGGTGTTTGCAACAGAAAAGAAGAAGTAAGCGGTGTATGCGTTCCTGTGTTAACGCCTGACAGGGCGGAAAAAAGACAGAACGGCAGAAGGTTTAAAGACAACGGAGAGCCGATGTTTACGCTTACAGGGCAGGACAGACACGGAATCGGAATTGAAATTGCGGGGATTTTGCGGAATGTTAGGACGGAATACGGAAAGAAAATTCGGAAAGATTATGAAGCAGGAAAAATCGATATTTCCAGACATAAATTTCTTGAAAGCGAGATAAGAGAAGATGGGATAGTTAACACCCTATCGACCGTCCAGAAAGATAATTTGCTTGCTGTTAAAGTGAGAGAGGGCAAAGAAAAAGATGGTTTGTTTGTAAAAATATCTGATGTTCTTACCGTGTATGCCGTTTGGTACGAAAAATATCAGTGCTATATTGCTATCCGCAAACTGACACCGAGAGAATGTTTTCGGCTGCAAGGATGGTCGGATGAATATTTCGATAGGGCTAAATTGATAAACAGTGACAGTCAGTTGTATAAACAGGCAGGAAACGGCGTGACGGTGCCTGTGATATACGAAATTGCAAAAAGGATGAGGGCGGAGAAATGAAACAGAAATATGAGGACGATTTAACAAAGGCATTACGTTGCCTTGGCAGCCAAAACGGAGAAGGATTCTGCTATGAGGATTCGGAAAATATGATGAGATGGAAATCTGGAGAAAAGCTTATTATGTGTATGGAAAATCCAGTTTCAGTGGGTAAAGAGCAATGCCCATATTACCAAAAAATATACGACCATTGTTTTGAGAATGGAGAATGTATGGATTGGCTCGGAAAGGCTGCGGATGAGATTGTTTTTTTGCGAAAGGAACTGGAAGAATTGCGGGAATACAAGGCAAGAATGGAGATGCAATATCTGAATGATATAAGCAATCCGTTAGATCCGCTCAAATTGCAAAGTGCATTGGAAAGCGAGATTTTCAAGTATAACTATAGAAAAGAGCATAAGCCGCAGGACATCAATATTTTAGATTACACGGTAATGGCTGCGTTAAAGGACTGCTTGGAAAGACAGGTGGAGAAATGATTGAGAAAAACAAAGAAACCAACAAATACCATGCCGTCTGCGACTGCTGTTATGAATTTTCGGATGAATATGACAGTTTTAAAGAATGTCAGCATGGTATCAAATATAACGGATGGAAAATGCACTATGACAAAGATGAGGGAGAATGGGAACATTTCTGCCCGAGTTGTAAGGAGTGAGAAAAATGAGAGCGATACTTGAAGAAAAGATTAACCAGTTAAGAGCGGCAGAAAAACGGCTCCGGAAACATCTGTCGGAGGATGAATTTGGAGTGGTCAGAAGAACTGCGGAGGGATTTGGACAGGAAGCTGACTTGCTGGAGGAACTAAAACGCTACAGGGACTTGGAAGAACAGGGGCGGTTGTTGGTGCTGCCCTGCAACGTAGGAAAATATGAAAAAAGATTAGTCGATTTAGAGAAAGCCATGGACGAGAGTACTTTATATGATTGGTATGTCACTTCTGTAGTGCAGAAAGATACGCCTGTTTGGACCGAGGAGCATATCGAAGAATTATTGAATGATTTTTATGTTATTCCAAAAGAAGCGGAAACGGAATTGGAGAAAAGGGGGTGTGAAGCGGATGGCGATTAAACCAATTTTATTTAACACCGAAATGGTACGAGCGATTCTGGATGGGAGGAAGACTTGCACCAGACGGGTTGCAAAAAATGTTCCAGACCACATACATAGGATTGAGCCTGTTTATGAAAATGGCCGCTTTCAATTTGATTGTTTTTATTCTTCGTATGTAGTTGCACTTGATGCTTATGCCGACTTTTGTATGCCATGCTTGCCGCCGTACCAGCAGGGGGATATTCTGTATGTTCGGGAAACATGGAGTCATCCTATTGTTCCGTCTGATAAAAATAGATATGTGTATCGGGCAGACGAAGTTGCAGAAGATGGATTTAAGAATGAAGCGCATATATGGCATCCATCCATCCACATGCCGAAAGAAGCTGCGAGAATATGGCTGAAGGTTACGGATGTACGGGTGGAGCGGTTGCAGGAATGCGGAGAAGGATGGTGTATTGATATTGAAAAAGAGGGCATTGCAACCCCGCAGGACCCTATATTATACATAAGTGATGACGCTTTCCATGACGCATTAAGAATGGAATTTCAAAAAATTTGGGACAGCACCATCAAAAAATCTGACCTTGACCGTTACGGATGGGACGCTAATCCTTGGGTTTGGGTTATCGAATTTGAGCGGTGCGAGAAACCGAAGGAGGTGTAGGAATGATTGATGAAATTTTCAATGTAATGGAGTGTTTTGAGGGCAGTTTTATAAACAGGTTTGAAGAATTGATTATATCAGACATAGGGAATGTGTACTTTACTGCGGTAGGCTGTAAAGATAAGACGGATATTATTTGCAAACTGTTAGAATGGTGTTCCAGACCGATTGCAAAAGGAGAACCGTATGCGTCAGCAAAAAGAAACCAAGAGTGGAGAAAAGAACTTCTGGAGGGATACAACAAGTATCTTGGAACGCAATTCACACAAACTGATATGTACTGGATATATGACAAACTGGGAAATGCTATAAACCATGAGTTTACATTGAAATTTATCGAAAGCGGATATGATTTGAACCTTTTGTATCCGCAGAAGGAGGGAGAACAATGAATCTTGATAAAGCATTAGAAGTATTGCATGGGTTAAGACCGAGAGGTAGCATTATCCCTAAGCAGATGGCAGAAATGATAGACATTGCCGATGAAGCAATTAGAAAACAGATTCCGCAAAAGCCATCAGTTGTGCTTGGAATTTACGGCAGCAGTGAGTACGTGTGCAAAAACTGCGGTGATACGATACCAGATAATATGTACGACTTTTGCCATTGGTGCGGACAGGCGATTGATTGGAGTGATTGGGAATGAATCTTGACGAGAACATCAACAATAAATAGAAGCGTGGTGGTGTTTATGGCAATATATAGGAATTTACACATATCGTTTTGGACGGACAGCAAAGTCGAGGACGATTTTACGCCAGAGGATAAGTATTTCTATGCTTATCTTCTGACAAACCCACAGACGAATATCTGCGGCTGCTATGAGGTAAGTTTTAATCAAATGTCGCACCATACAGGGTACACGAAGGATACAATTTCAAGGCTGATAAGGCGTTTTGAAAATGTGCATGGTGTGATTCGGTACTGTGCGGAAACAAAGGAAGTCTTGATTCTCAAATGGTACAAGTATAATTGGAGCAGGTCAGAGAAAACGCTTGCAGGAGTTGAGAATGTTGCAAAGCATATTAAGTCTGATGATTTTAGGCGGTACGTTATGGATACGGTAAATAAGGTTAGAGGCAGTGCGGACGATTGCCAGACCGAAGAAGAACCGAAAAGTATTCCTTCCGTTTCTGTAAAGAAAGTATCTTCTGCGGATATGCTGAATGACATGGTTTCCGAGTTTGCTATTTCCGATTACTTGTTGGAATCGGTACAGGATTGGATTGCATACAAGGGAGAGAGAAATTTCAAGTACAAAGAAAGAGGTCTGCGGACACTTTTAAAAACCGTATCGGAAAAGTCAACACAGTACGGAGATACGGCGGTGTCAACGGCAATAAACGAGAGTATTTCAAGCGGATATCAAGGTATTGTTTGGGAGAAAATCGGGAAGGCTTCCAGTAGCGATATAAACTGGAATTTTTAGGGGGTGTGTTTTGTGCTGACAAAAGAGGAAATGAAGAAAATCCTGCGTATCATGTATAACTGTTTTCAGAATTTCAGACCAAAGAATATCGAAGAAACAACGGAGGTTTGGGGAATGATGCTTTCAGATTATACATATCAGCAGATTTCGGTTGCGTTGAAATCCTATATCCTGTCTGACACAAGCGGATTTGCACCGACAATCGGGCAGTTGGTTGATATGGTTCATTCCGTTAGCAAACCGCAGGAATTGAACGAAATGGAGGCGTGGTCGTTAGTCAGTATAGCGATTAGAAACAGCGGATACCGATATACCGAGGAATTTTTGAAACTTCCTACAATCATTCAACGTGCAATCGGAACGCCAGAGCAGTTACATATTTGGGCTACGGACGAAGATTATAACGAGACAGTAGTCATGAGTAATTTTCAGAGGTCATATAGGCTGGTGCTGATGCAGAAAGATGAGAGTGCAAAGTTGCCAACAGAAGCACAGAATTTGCTTTCTAATAATGAAAATCCTGCCAGAATAGAAATGCAGGATAGGATTAAGCAGCTTTCTAATGCGTTTGACGAAAAGAGCAAACTGTTGATTGAAGGCAAAGAGAAGAAGGAAAGAGTAGTAAGTGATTCTGTTATGGACACCGTTCATGCAGAATTGGAGAAGATAAAAGCAATGAGTACCAGATAAAAGCCAGAACGGAGGAAAATTTATGAAAACGCCAATCGTAAAATCCGATGAAGGAAAAGCGCAGCTCAACCTTGTACCATTGGAGATTTTAGAGCCATTAGCAAGAGTGCGTGAATTTGCCGTTGAAAAATACGGTGTTGAAGGTATTGAGTCATGGAGAAATATCTCTGATGACAGACTGTTAGCCGCCCTACTGCGGCACACGGTATCTTACCAGAAAGACCATGACGCGCGAGATGAAGAAAGCGGACTGCCTGCTGCATATCATGTAGCTATCAACGGCGTGTTTCTTGCCATCAAGGCTATGGAGAGAATGAAAGAAAGATGCGGATACCAAGTCAAAGAAATTAACTTTTACGAAAATCTTCCGCCAGAATTGCAGAAAAGGGTAGACAAATTCATTTCTGCGGTTTGCGATGGCGGTATGAAAGATGAATCTGAATCAGATTGAGAGGATACCATTTTCCAGACCGACAAGAAATGGAACAAAAAATTGCTTTGGTCTAATGAGGATACATAAAGGAGGTATTCCTAAGTGGCTTTGCGTAATTTGACAAAGCCAGAATTGCGAGAAATTTTAGAAAACGCCAATTTTACCGAGGATGAGATGATGGTATTTCAACTGTCCAGTAATGGTTCACCCATTGACTATATAGCGGACACGATGAAAATATCATCATCTACGGTAAATCGTATTTTGAGGAAGATTTATAAGAAGATGGAAAGGATTGAGGATATGTCGAAGCCAGAAGTGCCAGTTTGGCAGAAAGTAACAATGACGATTGATGAAGCGTCCGCATACAGTAGTATCGGTGCTTCAAGGATAAGGGAATTAGCTAACAACCCAAGATGCACGTTTGTTCTGACCGTAGGAACAAAAAAGTTAATCAAAAGAAAGGAATTTGATAAATTCATTGAAGGAAGTATCGAATTGTAGACAACGTAAAGCCCCGTATGGTAGTATGAAACTGTATGGGGCTTTTCTCAAATCGAAAGGAGTGTAATAGAATGGGGAAAGACCTTAAGGGAAAAGAATTAGGCGTTGGTATCAGCCAACGAAAAGACGGAATGTATACGGGTCGATTTACAACGAAGTCTGGAAAGCGAAAACAGAAATACTTTCATAAGTTGCAGGAGTGTCGAGCATGGATTGCAGATGCACAATTTGAGGATGAACACGAAAACGTGTTATTATCTGGTTCTCCAACGGTAAATGCGTGGTTCGAGTATTGGCTTGAAGAAGTGAAGGGGGGCGGAATTAGGGTTTCAACAAAAAATAACTACGAAAACCAATGGAAAAACTCAGTTTATTCAACGATAGGAGATATGGAACTCAAAGACGTTAAGCCGATTCATTGTCAAAAAATATTAAACGATTTAGTCGCAAATCATAGGAGCAGCACAATTAAGACATACAGGACTTTGATGTGGTCTGTTTTCGAGTGTGCTGTTGAAAATGATTTCATACAAAAGAATCCAGTCGGAAAAACAAAAGTAACAGGAGGAGGAAGAACAGAGGGGAAGCAGGCTCTTACATTGGACGAACAGAAACTCTTTCTGCAAGAATCAAGGTGCTATGTTTACTACAACGGGTTAGCTTTTGTTTTGCAAACAGGTCTTAGGGTTGGAGAACTGACTGCGCTAAAGTGGTCTGATATTGATTTTGAAAACAGGAAAATGAGCATAGAAAGAAGTGCGACATGGATAAAGGGGCAAGGTCTTGTATTCGGCAATACAAAAACAGAGAGCGGCAGAAGGGAAATACCGCTTACAAAAGAAGCAATCGAAATATTGAAACGGCAGAAAGAAAAGAACAGTCAAAACAAAATTGTCCCAATTCAATATAAAGATTTTGTATTTATCAATTCAAAAGGCTCGCCGATTCCAAGATGCGCATATAACAAGGGTATATGGGCGGCATGCGACAGGGCAGGAATACGCCGTTTTTCAATACATTTGCTGAGACACACTTTCGCTACAAGGTGTATTGAAAATGGTATGCGCCCGAAAACCCTTCAAGCAATCTTAGGTCATAGCAGAATCGAAATGACGATGAATTTGTATGTTCATGTTACAGAGGATTCCAAGGCAGAAGAAATGGAAATGATAGAGTGTAATTTGAAATTGGTGTAGAAAATGGTGTAAAAGAAAATATGAAAGCGAGTTTTTGTTGATAAATCAAGGGTTTCTGGATATATGCTCCTTTTTATGGTATATTAAAGATGCGGTTTTTTATTCACAAACAAATATATTGAAATAACTTTAAAAACTCTTGAATAACTTTATTTTCAATGGTTTCAATCAATTCATACGAAAATGATAAACATTGAATAACTTTTCAAAACCAATGAATAACTTTCAGAAAAATGGTGTAAAATTGGTGTAGTGGTGTAGAATTGGTGTAGAAAAGCCCCATACAAAACAAAAAAATATATGACAGAAAGTTGAGCGAAAGATGACACTTTTGGCTCTTTTTTTTATGCGAAAATATATTTATAGAGAGGATGATGGAAATGTTTTCAGATGAAGTATTAGAAAAAATTTTCAGTAGGGAAGATGTAATGAAGATACCTCTGACGTACCAGTCTGTTATGGTTCGGGCGGTGCAAGAGGTATTGGAAAAGGAGGGAATTGACTATGCAACCAAATCCTTATCAGAGCATGAACTATAATATCCAACCAGCGTATCAGCAGTATGGGTATAATCCGTACTTCCAACAACCGAGAATGCAGCAACCACAGATAGAGCCATTGCAGACCACAAATCAGTTTCAGCAGCAGTTACAGAGCGGCATAAATGGTCGAGTGGTACAGTCTGTGGAAATGATAACAGCAAATGACGTACCTATGGATGGTTCGGCGGCGTTCTTTCCAATGCAGGATATGAGTGCAATATTGGCTAAGTCATGGAACGCCGACGGCACAATTAAAACTGTAATTTTCAAGCCGATAAATGAGACTGTTCCTCAAAACGAAATCCAAAACAAAGAGAATTTGAAAATTGACTTGTCGGACGGTACAGTTTCGGCTTTTATGGATAGATTTGATGAACTGTCGGAAAGATTAGAGCAGTTGGAGGTTTCCATAAATAAAACCACACCGAAATCAATCGCACAATCGACAAAGAGAAAGGCTGATGCAGAATGAAAAACTTGCTTCAATTATTTAGCGGCATAAAGAATCCGCAACAGTTTTTACAAAGCATGATGAACAATAGTCAAGTGATGGGAAACCCTATGGCGAAAAATGCCATTGACATGATGCAGAATGGGGATGTCAAAGGCGTAGAGCAGATGGCAAGAAACCTCTGTAGAGAGAAAGGGGTAAACCCAGATGAAATAATGCAACAAATGAAAGATAAGTTTGGAATGTAAGACATATTAGAGGTTGCGCGCAAAAACCTTGGTGCCTCTTTATGAATAAAATAATCAATTAAAAGGAGGAATCTAATATGTTCAACTCTACAAACAATACACCCTTTACTATGCCTGTAATGCCGGCAACCGGCGGTTATGGCAATGACGGTGCGTTCAACAATGGCGGCTGGCTGTGGATAATCGTAGTTTTTGCTTTGCTTTTTGGATGGGGCAATAACGGTTTCGGCGGTTTCGGCGGTAATGGCGGCGGCTATGTAGCAACGGCAGCTACACAGGCGGATATTCAGAGGGGCTTTGATACACAGTCTATCATTGGCAAACTGGATGGTATCTCCAACGGTATGTGTGATGGTTTCTATGCACAGAACACAACTCTGATGAACGGTTTCCATAGCGTTGATAATGCTATCTGCAATTTTGGATACCAGACACAGCAGGGGTTCAATACAACTAATGTGGCTCTGATGCAGGGACAGAACGCATTGCAGGCACAGCTTGCGGATTGTTGCTGCCAGAACAGAGAAGCAATCGCACAGGCAAGATATGATATGGCACAGGATACTTGTGCATTGCAGAACACAATGAACACAAATACCAGAGACATTATCGACAACCAGAACGCAGGAACAAGAGCAATCCTTGACTACCTGTGTGCAAAGGAAAATGCGGATTTGAGAGACAAGGTTCAGAAACTGGAACTTGCTGCGTCTCAGTCAGCGCAGAACGCTTATATCGCGGCAAATCAGGACGCGCAGACAGCGGAATTGATTAGAAGAATCAACCCTATGCCTGTACCTGCGTATAACGTTCCTGCCCCTTATCCTTATTCCGGATACGGTAACGGTTGCGGTTGTGGTTGCTAATGGCAGACAACCAAAATAAAGGGTTATCTTATTTAGATATGCTTACCATCCTGTCTGTGTTTTTACAGTTTGTAACGTGTCAGCAAGTATCGAACGATACACTACTGAAAGAATTGCATAGGCAGGATGGGTATTATCTGGATAAGATAATGAAAGACCAGAAGGAAATACTAAAAATGCTATCTGATATTAAATCAGACTTCGCCCGCAGTGGTTGATACAAAGAGGGTAGGCAGAAGTCTACCCTTATTTTTTTAGGAGGTGTTATTTTATGGCTTGCAAGAACGCGTGCCGACTTTGCGACAATTTCATTATGTCGCAGTCAGTGAATTTTACAGGTGGAAATCTGGTTATAGATTTACCTGCTGGCAGTTATGCAGACTGCCGAAAAGTTTGTATTGTGGTGGCTCAAAAAATCCCCGATTCCACTACAATCAACGCTCCTGTTTTTATTACGATTGGCGGCGGTACTGTGCAGTATCCGCTTATGAAGCGTAATTGCAGACAGGTTGTAGCATCTGGATTGAGAACAAGAACCAGATACAAAACCGTAGTTGAGACAACGAACAATTCTGGATTGTTCAGAATGATAGGGGAGCCTTGCTGTACGCCAGATAACAGATTATCTGCTATCAACGGAGAAAGTGTCCCTGCAACAACAGGCGGAGGTGAATAATTTATGCACATTGAGAGAATGCACAAAATGATTGAGTGTCTTTGCGAAAAGGCATGGTCCGAAATGGAAAAAGGTCTGGAATGTGTTGATACCGCCGAAATGGGACAGGTTGTCGATATGATTAAAGACTTAAACGATGCCGAATACAAAGCGGTCATTACAAAAGCTATGCAGAAGGCAGAAAAAGAGGACGAAGAAGAAGATAAGGAAATCCTCAGACGGTTGAAATCCGAATACTACGATGGCGTAGAAAGGCGTTTCTACGACAATTATAGATACGCTGACGGTAGATTTGCACCAAAGGGCAGAGGAACACGCAGAAGCTACACAGAACCGCCTTATTACTTCCAGACACCCGATATGTATCACGAATGGGATAGCAAGAGTGACGCAGAGCGTGGCAGAGATTTAGACCGTATGGGTGGCAGGATGTATTACACCGAACCCATGATGAGCGGCTACGATAAAGCGAAACGCCATTACACAGAAAGCAAGGAAATGCACAAGGGCAATTCTCAGGCTGATAAAGAGCAAAAGATGCGCGACCTTGAAGCATACATGAAAGAACTTTCTGGTGATGTGACAGAGATTCTTTCGGATATGACACCAGAAGAACGTACTCTGTTGAAAGCCAAAATGACAACACTGTTGCAGAAAATCGGCTGATGCAAAATAGGATAGGGGTTATCTTGCCCCTATCTTTTTTAATCGGGGGTGATGGAATGGTATTCGAGATAAACGGTGTGAAATGGAGTGTTGTTTCGGTTGCGCCATCCTCGGACTGCCTGCGCCGCTCTAACGGTAGTTTTACAGTTGGCGTGACGGATAACACTACTCACTGTATTTGCCTTTCTAATCGGCTTGTAGGCGGCTTTAAGAGGAAGGTGCTTATACACGAATTATGCCACGCAGTCTGTATGTCCTATAACATACATATCCCATTGGAACAGGAGGAATTTTTATGTGACTTTGTGGCTACTTATGGGGATGAAGTTTTCGATATGGTAGATATGATAGTCGGGGAAATTCGGAAAACGGCATAAAAAAAGGGAGTATACCGAAATTGATATACTCCCGATTTTTGTGTAGCTTAGGATTGCAGCTTTTACGAAAGGGCGTATTGTTATTATACCATTTTGTTGAGGTCAACGCAATGGTTATTTTTTCGTCAGCACCGCAATGTTCCCCTTGCTTGTGATGTTGTAGCCGGTGGCATCCGCCACGTCACGAATTTTGATGTAGTTTATTCCGTTTTTCAGAATACGTTCTGTTTCGTGTTCCTTTCCATCAATGATAATCTTGCACTTCTCTACCACTTCTTCATCCTCCGTTCCGTAGTCGAAAACATCATTTACAAGCAACCAATGCGTGAATTTATTGCACCGCAGGGGGACTTCTCGCACGCCGTAAGCAGAGCCGTCAGCAGCTATGTAGTAGGGGTAGCCGTTCTTTATGCCAGTGTAAACCCCGATATGCCCCTGCATCCAGACTAACGCCCCGATGGGTGCTTTCTCAATGGAGGATATGGGGTTTACGCTTTTCGCTCGTTCTTTCCATTGGGTACTGCCGAGTTTTACGCCACACGCCCATGAAATCAGACCAGAGCAGTCTACACAAACCTTCCCGATTTTCTTTCGGTCACTGTTCCATACCATATTGCCATATTTGTTTTTCAGATAGTTGTAGTTTGCTTCTGTCATTACAGAGCCTTTCATGCCGTAAACATACGGTGTGCCGATTTTGGAACGGCAGAAGGCTACCAGTTCTTTTCCTGTCATTTTTTTCGCCATGTAATCATCCCTTTACAATTTCCTTGACCGCCTTGTTTTCTTTCAGCATTTTTCGCATTTCTTCCAGTGCTTCATCCACCCACAGGGAGAAGGTGTCGAACGATACCGCCATAGCAACCGCAGGGAATCTCTGCACAAACAAATCATAGGCGCGGCGCAGTTTCAATTTTCCAGTGCCGCCGCCCAATTCCTTTTCCGCCTGCATAACCGCCCATAACAGCCATTGTTTCACTTTGACGCGCTGTGTTTCGGTGGGCATATTCAGAAATCTGCCGATACACATACCAATCACGCAGGCAACCGCCAGAAGTGCCACCACTAAGTACCAGTTTTCCATTAAGAATGTAATCTGTCTCATTTCATCAAGCCTCCTTTATGCTTCTACCTTTTCCCATCCGCTAGGGTATTCTGTCGGGCTCCATGTATTATTATCGATAAGAGAACGATACACCGCGCCATCCTCCGTGCAGCAATTTCCCTTCATGTAAGGGGACGTTGCGAGCGCGATAAACGGCTTCGCCTTTTCGGGGTTGTCACTCCATACGAACCCCCACTGTGCAGGCAGTTCCTCTGGCTCAGCGGTATAAATACTGCTGTCATAGACCTGTAACAGCTTTACCACGCGCTCTGCGGTACTCTTACAGATAAACCCGACAGGGCGATTGAGCATATTTTCTTTTTCTTTCGCTGTCTGAAAATCAGGAATAAACCTGTCCTCAGCGTTTAATTCCGTTCCTGTCATAGTGTCCGCTTTCTCCTGCACCGCCTGCGCCGCCAGCTTCGCCATGTGCTTAATCGTTTCCATCATACCTCATTCACCCCTTCACTGATTGCCGCATTTAATTTCTCTATTGTCACGCTGTCCGCAGTAAGGGCGTTTAACTGCTCCTCAATGCGGTCAAGCTGGGTTGGTTGTGGTTCTGGCATGGGTTCTGGTTCGGGTGGTGTGTATTCCGAAAACGTACCTGTTTCTGGGTCATAAATCATGCCAAGCGTAACTGTATCGTCACAAGGAATGGCAGTCACAGGATTGCCCGATGGGTCAGGCGGCCAATGCGGTTCTGTTTCTTGGTTTTTCAGAACGTCAATCACTCTGTTTTGTAAAATCATTGCATAAGTTTTCATAGTGCACATGCCCCCCATTCAATTTTCACATATCCATCTCCGCCATTGCCACCTTTCGTTTGCTTCGATGAATTACCACTGCCGCCAGCACCGCCGCCGCCACGAGTCCCATTGCCTCCATCAGAATTATAGACTGCATTGCCTCCGTTTCCCAATGAACCGCCGCCTCCTCCTCCAGCTGATTGAACAGTTGGCGCGTCAGTGGTTCCTCCTTTACCTACCAACCCGTTTTTACCAGCCGTTGCAGGTATTTCTACGCTTCCCCACGGCGTTCCTCCGTCTCCTCCACCAGTACCACCAGCAGTACCTACAGTACCAAGAGTTGAGTTTGTATGCACCGGAGCATTCCCACCTGCAAGTGTCATCAGATTCCCAATTATGGTGTTCCCACCTTTCGTAGGTTGAGGATATTGGGTAGTGGGGCCTTTACCCCCATCTGCGCCAGTTCCTCCTTTTCCAACCGTTATGCTAATCTTATCTCCCGGTATTACATCAAACCTTTTTATAGCAGCGGCACCCCCTCCTCCGCCGTTTCCTCCATGAGCATTGTATTTGCTGCTATAATAATACCCACCACATCCGCCAGCACCGGCACCGCACGCCGTTACTTTTATCTTCGTGACTCCAGCAGGAACAGTGAATGTGTAACTTCCAAAAGATATATATTCTTCAATTCCACCTACAACCGCATTTTTGATGAGTACATCTAGCGGAGTAAACTCATTCGTTCCCAACGTGCTATTTAATGCGTACTTTACCGCCGCCCAAATTCTCATAATTTTCCCTCCTTACGCTGTGAAATTGATAAGGTTTCCCGAAATCGAACCATCTGGATTGAATTTTGTTTTTATTCCGATTTTCATTCCGTCCTTATTTGTAAAAGTTTCGTCAATCGTTCCGTCTGTGTTGAAAACGGTGTCCAGCGGTTCATTCAGTGCATTTGTTTCGGTAATAGAGCCGTCATCGTTAAAAGCAACATGAAACGCCTCAAACCCCTGCAACGCCATAAACGCCGCCCGATTCAGCGGTGTGCCGATAACGGTCGGGTTGTCAGCCATTTCGACCGTCACATATTCACTTGTTCCGTCCGCATGGGTGATTTTTCTCCGCCCTACCTGTGTTGGGGTTCTATCTAAAAAATCCTTCATAGCAACCGTTCACCTCCGCTATTCATCGTTCCGCAGTAGATATATTCCTGCTTCATATTTTCTGTCATTTCCTTGCCGACCGCGGCAACACGTTCCCAATCATTTACTTCCTGCCAATCAAGGTAATCACTTTCCGCAAATACAGGTAAATCCAAGCCAACCAAAAACAACCGCACCAGAGCGGTATAATTCGCTCGGATACGGTTGATTTCAGACAGCCAAGGTATGTTTTCTTCCTGCCAATCTGTGTACGTTTTGCCGTTAAATTCTTTATAGTCCCTGTATGAACGGGGAAGATAATAGCCGCTACTTTTGAGCCATTTCATCAATTCCTTATGGTTTCCTTCAATGCGGTTCAAGTCTTGGTAGTTTAACGCACCTTTGTTGTTTTCGGCATTTCCTTGATTTATCCTTGCACTTGCGGTATCCTCAGCGATTCTGTCAAAGATAGGTGTTATCCAAGCCATCATCCACCACCCCCAATAATATATTGGCACTCGCCCTTAATTGAGCCATTATAGGACAATTTCTGCTGAACCATAGTAACAGGCGTTTGATTCGCAAAGTTGCTTGTAAGGCTTACTGTGTCCCCAACGTCCAACTCTGGATAGCCCCTGTCCTGTGCGGTGTAAGTGTTCCTGCGTAGCGTTACCGCCGCCACCCAATTTGCGTATGCAACAGCATCCTCCCTATTGTCAATCAGAGAGTTGCTTACTCCGCTCAAATCCTCGCCCACATCACTGTATTTCGCCTTGTATTCGATTTTGTTTTCGGTTAGGCTATTTCCATTGACTGTTACCGTACCGTTCCCCTTAAGCGTTACTACGGTTTTGTAGGCATAATATTTTGGCGTGCCGACCATTGTTAAGCCGCTGCTTAATACAATCTGTTGGTTCGTATACGCCGAATGGGTAAAGGTATATTCATGCGCCACGTTGGACGATACCTCAGCCGCATTGACCGCCGCCGTTACCTCCGAGTTAACCTTGACGGAGTTATACTCCACAGATAGGTTGCGAAGGGGAGGTATCTTTGTTGTTGTCGGCGTATCCGTCATTTTGTCGAAGTTCATTTCAAACCCAGTTGTTTCCGCGTTTTCTCTAAGGATTTGAATATAGCCGCCTCTACTGTGGCTCATAATGCAACGCCCTGCATTTGCTATCAGCTGCAAGCACTCATTCACTTTGGAGGAGGGCAGGGGATTATGCGTATAAATATTCTTCAATGCGTTATCAAGCTGAATTGTATTTTCAAATCCCGCAAACCTCATAACATCGGTTGCAAGGTCAAACAAACTGCGACCAGAAGGGGAATAAACGCCCTCATCATAGGTCATTGTCAAATGGTCTGCCAAACCTACGCACTTTATGCTGACCTCTGCAACAATACCTTGCTTGGATACTTCAAAGTCACCAGAGGAATAGGACAGTCCCCAAGGTATCCACTCAACAGAGCCGTCCGACAATTCGTATCCGTACTGGTAATTGACAGGTTGTCTGCTTTCCAAATACTCCCAAACGCCCTGCGGATTCTCGGGGTCATATCTTCTTTGCATATCAATCAACGTAAACTCAAATTCCTGCTTTGGAATTTTAGAGGTCAAGAGGTCAATCTCTTTTGTAGAGGAGCAGCTCGTAATATCATCGGTAGTCAATCTGCTTACCAGACCATAAATCAAAGAAAGCAACCTTGCCCTACGGTGCGGTATGCTTGATTTTGCCCAAAAGAACTGTACTTCGTTGCAAATCGGAATATGCTCGGACATTTCCCAATATGGCGTATCTGGCGAAAATGTTTTGTCAAAAACAGAAACGCCATCCTTTTTCGCCAAGATACGAAAACTACTCGGATAGTCTCCCATGCTTTCATCAAACTGAAATGTTAGCCCCGGAAACTGCACATAATCATCAAATGCAACCTTTACGCATGGCTGTATAGCGTATATCCCTGCATCGTCACTGATTTCCGTACCGACATACCCTTGATAAATCGGGTTTACTTCTCTCGGCAACGGGTTCTTGCCATCCAACACAAAGCGGTTACGTTCCATGGTTTGATATGTGGATGGGGCAGTTGTCCCAACATCCACGCTATCAATATCACTGTAAGGCAAATGTCCGTTATCTGTTGGTCTGCTTAACCTTGGCGCGTCTGGGTCTGTCACGCCAAATACAATTCTCACATAGGAGGGATTGCGGAGCGTTTGCTCTGTTTCTTCTTTCCATTTTGCTGTTACTGGATACATAAAACCACCGCCCCGCTATTTCCCTGTGTCGATAAGAGAAGCCTTTAATCCTGTAAACATTTTTGGTGTGCCGTTCTCGGACACCCAATATGTAGAAACGGAATAATCTCCCCAATACATTTCCCTTGTGATGAATTTACCTTCCTTTGGGTCATAATAGGTCACGTTGCCTATGAAGGTTTCAATCAACTCCAAAATCTTCTGCAAATCCTTTGGATAAATAACCTTCCACTCCAAACTCAGTTTCACTTGTCGGCGGTTTATCTTTTGAGCCACCACAACGCCGTTTGCATTTCTGCCGCTGTCAACCAACTGCTGACCTTCGTATTCTTGCACAGAAGGGCAGGTGATTTCTGCGCCGTTATATTTGATTACTGCCACAAAAACCACCTACCTTTGAAATGCACCAAGACCAAAGTTAATACCTCGTCTTGCGGATACTCTCTGCTGATTGTTATAAATAACGTCTCCATCCAGTTCAATCTTCTGATTCAGTTCGATTGGCTGACTGCTGCCATTTGCCATTGCCTGTGACATAGCCGTTAAAACAGCATTAAAAATTGCACGTTCTATCTGGTCATTGCCGCCAACGGCTGTTTTGCCGCCAATACTTCCGACCAGTTCCGGTCCTGCCTCTCTTGCAATAAACAGTTCGCCAGACCGAGGAAAACCGCCATTCGCAAACATTTCTATATTGAAACGCTGCGCCTGTTGCATGGTGTAGCCGCCGACATGACTGTATTTCTTTCCTGTCAGTCCTGCCAGTGAGTTTGCGTCCGAAACCATCTGGTTCAGCATCCTTGTGACCTCATCAGATACTTGCTGCAAGGTCTGTCTGATAGCATCAAACGTGTTGTAAATACCGTCATAGGTCTTGTTAAGGTATTCGCTCATGCTTGTCTTGAACGTGTTCCCGAAAACCAGCGACATAGCGTTTATCTGTGTGTAGAAGTTCTGCATTTCAGATGTGATAGCGGCTTTCGTTTCGCTAAATTTTGCACGAGCAATGTCCCACACTTCGTTCCACTGTGAAATGTCTGGTGCTTCTAAGGACACAACAGGGGTAAGACTGTCACTGCCAGAAACCTTGTTTACAACAGCGTTTATGACATTACCGACACCGCTTAAAGATTCCTCCATACCATCAACGATACCTGCGCCAATCCAAACGCCTGTTTCACGCTTAAACAATCTGGAAGGGGAGTGAATTTCAGCTTCTTTGTTTACTTTACTGAGCAATTTTTGCACAAAACCTCCGACCTTATTTCCGAAATTACTTGCACCTTCCAAAATGCCATCAAGTATAAAGCCGCCGATACTCTTAATGCTTTCTATGGTTTTTTTCAATTCTCCCATGATTTTTTCAGGGAGTTTTCCGAACCATTCAGCAACCTTGTCCAAGATTTTTGGTATTTCTGTGTTTACCTTTTCGATTGACTTATCTTTCCAAAGAGTAATTTTCTCAAGGAATAGAATTATTTTTTCGTAAATCTTCTGTGGAAGTTGAGCGAACCAAGTGGCAACACTGGTAACGATGTTATTTACCTTCTCACTGAATGTGTTGTATGTGCTTGTAGCCCAATTCGGCAGAGTTTCCGTAAAGAATATTGAGATTGCAGCACCAACTTTGCTTGGCATTTCAGAGAACCATTTGACAATATCACTTACAATCTGTGGTATTGTTTTTGTGAAGAAGTCTTTAATTGCAGTCCATTTTTCAGAAATAGTTGTTTTGACAGATTCCCACAATTCAGCGGTTGAAGTTTTTACCTCATTCCATTTCTCTGGATAGTAGTTTACAATTTCATCCCATGTTGTTTTGAAGAAATTTTTAATAGAGTTCCATACTTCAACAGCTTTCGTCTTGATGGATTCCCACGTTTCATCACTTACTCCGCCTAATGCACGCAAAGCAACAGATATTCCCTCAAAAGCTAACAACGCACCGCCGAACAACTGACCGCCAGGAATAAACAGAAGGGCAAGTCCTGCAATAGTGATTCCTAAGTCTCCGAAATCTATATCAAGCTTTCCGAGCCAATCCTTTATCATTCTGAAAAAATTTGCAAATTCTTCTTCGATTCTGGATGTATCAATTCCAATAAATTCAAGGAACGGCTTAATCAAATAATTCCATATTCCAGAACCAATATCATAAAGAACCTTTCCAACCGCCTTGAATACATCTCCGACAACTGTCAAAATACCCTTAAATATTTCCTTCGTTCTTTCAAGACCTTTCCTAAACGATTCTGACGTTTGGTATAGGTACACAAACCGCCCAACGATAATGCCGATAACAATAGACCATCCAAGGATTGTAGGTGCAACCTTCATTAAATTGGATAGGATAAGCCCAACATTCGCTAAGACTGTACCAAGTCCATTCATCGCAACATTTAGTTTGCTCAATACTTGCAATTCCTGTAATTTCTTTTTCAGTTCTGCAAGTTGTTTGAACAATCCCATTGCAATTTTCCAAGCCGCCAACCCTGCCGCAATAGATGTAATCAACGGCAGCAGCTCTTTGAACCGTTTTGCTAAATCCTGTATCTTGGAATCAATCTCGACAGTTTCAAACATATCGGTAGGAAGAAGTTCTCCTGCGCCGCCTGCACCTCCGCCACCAGCACCGCCGCTATCGTTCTGTTTGGTATCTATGATGTGCAATTCGTCAAATCCAAGCGTATAGTCCTGCATTTCCTTCAATGCCTTAGCCGCTTTCCCTGCGCCGCCTGCCGTTTTTTGCAGGCTTTTAGCGTAGTCCATCTGCACTTTTTTAGCCTGTACCGCATACCCTTTGCCTGTCAGTGCCGCAATGAATTGTCCCAACATATTGATTGCCTTTGCAAGCCAACTAATGAAAGTAGCAAGGTAGGGCGCGACAACCGATAGGATAGGCTCAAACGCCGCAGCAAATGCGTTTCTCAACTGCATTAAAGCGGACATCATAGAGGAAATGTTGGCATTTACCGATTGACTGTACTGCGCTAAACTCTGCATACCCTCTGTAAATGCAGATTGTATGGTAGAAATCAGCTGAAATACAGTGGAGTACAGTACAGACATGCCAACCATTTTAGGCAAAGAAAAACTATTGCGACCGCCAGAGCGACCAAAAAGCCCACTGGATGAACGCCCACGAGATTTATTTGAGCGTTTTCTCTGTCCTTCTTGTTGCGTTTTTTTGCTCTGTTTTTCCTGCAATCCCTCTTGAATACTTGGTATTTTAGAGCGTGCAAGTGCAATAGTATCTTTCAGATTAAGATTTGCTATTTTTGATTTTTGGCTTATTCTCTCCAACTGCTTTTCAAGCGGCTTTAACTGTTTGGCATTTCCGCCAGCCGCCTTTAATTCTTCTATGGTTTCGGTCAGAACTCTAGCCGTATTTTCCATATTTTTAAATTCTCGTTCTGCCTTTTCGATTTCCGGAAATTTAATTTCGCTAAGTCCGAGTTTTTCTAAGTCAACCCTAAATCCATTGACAAGGCTTTTCGATTCCTCGATGGTTTCTGCGAATTTTCCGTTATCAATATCCAGAACGCCTGTCATGCCAAGATTTTTTGAAATCTCCTTTTCTATTCCAGAAAATCTGTCTGTTTTTGCGGCGTTTTCCGAAACACGTTCCATTGCGGCGGCAAGCTGCCCTGCAACGGAAACAGCACTGCTTGTTTCGCTCGTTAAATCAGACATTGATTTTGCGGCATCCTGTATCTGTTCTCCGTTAATCTGCTTGCCCATGTCAAAAATAGGGATATCCTTCAAATGACTATAATCTTCAACAGGTGCAGATTCTTTTTTTGACTTTTTTGTGAGTTGTCCGAGATTCACGCCTTTTAACGCAACACCGATTTCCTTTGCACTTCTTGCGGCTTTTGAAAAGTTATGTGCTATGATTCTTGCTTGTTTCGCAAATTCTTTTATGCCGTTAATCTCTATTTCTGGTGTTTTAATGCTCTCCAAAACAGATTTAATTTCACGAATCTGTTTTGGAGAATCTCCTGTTTTCCCGATACCATCAATGGACTTGCTTAACTTTTTGACAGACTTTTCCGCTTCTGCGGCATCCGCAACAATCTTTATCTCAAGTTTATCTATTTCACTCATTATTCATTTCCACCACCTTCCATTAACGTTGAATAGGCGGTAATAGAATTAACCATTACCGCCTAAATACTATTTCGGGCTTTCTGGTAAACCAGATTGACGAAGTGCAATTATCCTTTTTTTCATTTCAAAAACTGCAATCTCTTCATTTGATTCAGCATTCCGCTTTTTTTCGCTAACAGAAAGGATGGGTTCTTTGATATACTCGCTTTTCGCCTTATTTCCTGCCAAATTCCGCTCTACACCGACAGTAACGGCGGCGAGCGTATATTGTCCGTTTATCCAATTCATGTAATCTGCGTTTCTGACACGCTGGTTGTATCCTTCTGCAATCGCAGACAATATTCTCGGGTTTATTCTCCAAAATTCATCCCACGAAACCCCGATAGCGTATGCCTGTGGAAACCATTCAGCAATCAACAATTCACGAAACGATTTGTATTTTTTTCTTATTCCGCTTTGCTCTGATTTTCCGCAGTTTCCGCTTCCGTTGTCTTGTTGGCAGCCCGAAAAAAATCAGACTGTTCCATAGCATCAGACATAGCTTCTGCCATTTCCTCAAGACTCCCACCGGAAACAATGTGTTTCTGCATTTCTTCCCCAGCCGCATTTCTTCCAATGCCGGCACAGATACCGAAATACGCTCTCATCATGGACATAGGCTTATCCTGCATGACTTCAAGAGAAATACCTTCATCCTCCAAGTCGCAAACAAGGTTGAAATCAAATTCTTTTGCCTTATACACTTTTCTGTTAATGGTAAAGTTTTTCATTTGCATATCTCCTTTTTTCTTAATTTACTGTATTTCGGCTATGGACTTATCGTAGTCAGTCATGTTAGCCGATTCCATATTCAATGACTGACTTAAGATTTTTTTGACAGTGTAATTGTAGTCGGATATCCATTCTCGTCTTCTGTTACCGCAACATCATAATCATCCTCAATCCACTTGGGAACCGTTTTCACAGCTACGGTTGCAGTTCCTGTCAAATGGTCATCCGTAGCTTCATCGGGAGCAAAAGATTCCTGACCGATAAAAGCGCAGATTCCTTCTGAACCCTTGCCATCTGTCCCATATAAGATACAAAAATCCAGTTCCTTTCCCTCGTTTGAAACCATGTCATCCTTGTATTTCTTTTCAAATGCGCCAGAAATCTCCATTGAGCCAGCCGCACGCCTTCCCATTTCCTGTGTTTCTACAAGGTCTTCCAGTGTAGATGTATCCACCATGTTCTGAGAACCAAATGGGCTTGGAATGGCTTTCGCTCTCAACAAAAGTTTATAAGTTCCTGCCCAATAAGAACCTTCTGTTGGACTTGGTGTTTTTTCTTTATAAATAATTCTGGATTTCAAACCTGTTGCCATATTTCATTCCTCCTTTTATTTTTGCATAAAAAAATAAAGCCCTTTACGGCTTTATCACGTTAAACTGTCATTTGCTCCGATTATTCTTTGGAATCTTGCGGTGCTTCTGTATGTATCTCCCTCATTAAATTCTGGAAGGGCGATAATCTTGAACCGCATTTCCTTGAATACATCTGCTACAACAGACATTATTCTGCCTACATCCGATTGGTTTGTGTTTGTGAATACATCAACTTGGAAGGTTTCCAAGGTTGCGTTGACGGAAAGTCCCTCAAGGTCCGTTCCACGCTCAGCCGCCGCCATACGATGAATATAGACGGTAGGGAAGATGGCATCACTTAACTTCTTTCCGTTGCTTGTAAAGTATATGGTCGGATATTTCGGCTCTAATTTTGGCTTAGCCTTTGTCTTTACGATTGAAAATACAACCGTCCCAATGTCATAAGCCCATGAATTATCACTCAACCAAACACCTCCTTTGCAACCTCCGCAATCTTTTCTGCTAATTCTATGGACGTTTCATACATGAATGGGCGAGAGGGCATACCTTTTGTCCAGTGCCGTTTTCCGTCCCTGTAATACCACCATCCAGATTCTCCATGTTCGTTCACATCGTATTCCCAACCGACAATACCTTTATTTTTGTGTGGCTTCATCTTTCCGACAATACCTGTACCAAACTCAACAAACTTCGCCCAGGGACAGCCGGTGTATACAATCCACGTTGCACCTTTTTTGATGACCGCCCCTTGCTCATAATTGATACTGCTAAGAAGTTCTCCCGTATAAACAGCATCGTATTGAGCAACCTTCATTTTGGCGGTCTGTACGCCCACTTGAGCGAGTTTTTTCGCCAGTTCGTTACATTTATCTGTCAATTCGTAAGCGTAGCTCTCAACCTCTTTTACGGCGTTCTGGATGGACTTATTGGACATGATATTGATTGATATTTTCTTCGACATAGAACCACCTACAAAATTTCAAGTTCTTGGAACACTTTAAATATTTTTGGAGACTGTATTGCAATCCAGTCAACCATTTCTTCATTCTCAGCCCATGCACCATAAATCCCATGCGTATTGGAAGATAAACCACTTTCAAAAAGAAAGGCATGGACTATCTCATGCCTAAGTTTCTTTTTGTTTAAGTTGATTTTCCCATCTTCCGTTAGGTCTTTTTCTTTTGGATTTAATACATAAATCACTTTGTCATAGAAATTGCACAAGGCATCTGACGTTTCCTCAAAATCAGAAAGTAGTTCTGGATATTCGTCCACAAACATAATTGAATAATTCTCTCCAAGAACATTTACAGTTTTATTTTCCATGTTGCACCTACTTTACATTCTTTTGTAGCAGAAACAAATCAACCGTCAGCCCTTCATCCGCAACGCCTTTGACGATGTAGTCGCAGCTTGTCTTATCGACCATTGCCGCCTTATACTGAACCGCCGATTTCTTCCAAACCAAATCCCCGACAGACAAAGGAAGTTTTCCCTTGTCATCGACTATCTGAACAAAATTTGTTGAATTATCAACGCCAAACTCTTTAATAAGAGATTCGCTCAATTTATTGCTTATGGAAGAACGGAAGGGTACAGGTGCATCGTACCCAGTTGTGTATTCTCCTGTTTCTATCGGCACTTTGTTTCCGTCCACAGTGATGTATTTCAAATTCCCATCCTCGTCCGTATCATATACAGGGACTTGACCGATTTGTTTTGAATAGAACATCTTTTGTCTGTTAATATCGAGCATTTGAAAACCACCTACTCATGATTCATTCGTTCCTCAAGAGTATCAAGTCTATGGTGCGCAGATTTAAGGCTCTGCTCCAACTTAATAATCTTGTCATTGTGCTTATTGATTTCTTCTCTCATTGTGGATATTTCCGATTTTATTTCCTGTGTTGTGCCGGCAATGGCATCCAGTTTCATATTGATTCTTGTGTTATCCTTCACACGCTCCTCAATATCCTTTGTGTCTGTATGCTTGCTACTTTTCAACCCGAAAAAGACGGAAAATGCCAAAGATACTATGCTTATGAGATATGCTATTTCGACTTGCATTTCTGTACCGCCTTTCTGCTTAATAATTGTGCATCAGCCCACCGCCACATAATACAATGCACCCCTGCTGCCGTTTCGCTAAAAAACGAAATCTATCGAATTTAATAGAAAATTAAGCGAATTTTTTAATGAAATTTCATTTGTTTTCGATTAAATTTCAAAAAATTCTATAAATTTATCGAAACTCCCAACGGCAACGCACTAAAAACGACTAAAGCCAGTTTGCTTTAACCACTTTACAGAACCTTTACAAATGGGTATACGCCAAAGAACAAATCCTCTCTATTCTTCCAAGTGCGGCTTATGCCGTTTTCGGAATAGCTTTCCATGTAAGCCTCTCCTGCTTGAGAACGGTCATACACAGCCAAATCAACGATATTGTTTTCAAACCTCTTTAAGTCAGTCAAAATATCTCTTTCGGTGTATGATTCTGGATACATACGCCTTGCGATAATCTCCTTTTTCGCCTGCTCTATCAGTTGGTTCAAGAGCGGATTTTCTTCCTTATTGTCGAATACCACAGTATCATCCTCTTCAACGTGAAACTGCCGCAGTCTGATTTTCACTTGTTCCAAAATGCTGTAATCAGCCATAAGCAATCACCCCTTTACAGTCCGAATACGGACAGGATATACTGTTTCAGTTCTGTGCCGTTCATTTCTTCTGCACCATCAACACCTACGGTCAACGCCAGCTGCCGCAGTTCATTGACAGGCATTTTTGCGATTTCGCTTTTTGTGTAAGTTCTCTTGCCGTCAGTATCTGGTACTTCCTCAAAAGGCTCATACCAGATGCCATTATGCTTTACTTTATGGTCGAATTTCATTTAACCGACCTCCTTTTTAGTAGCATTTAATAACATAGGTGCTGTCCATTCTCTCATAAGAGGGCAGTACAATTTCTGATACGGTTGTCTTTGTCTGCACAGGGTCATCAGAAACCGTTACTGCAACGGCAACGCCTGTATTGACAATGGATACATCCGCTTCCTTACTTCCCATCAGTGTACGCTCTTCTGGTGTAGTGCCGTACCATGTGTTACCCAGTGCGCCGTTAGGAATCAGTGTTGCGAAACCATCGGGATAGAACTGAGCGGCAGTACCATCCTCTTTTTTGTACTGCTTGGAATAAACAACAATGTTAATTCCAAGTTCGTTAGAAAATATTTCTTTCACACGATTATCATCCATGAAGATATTTGCTGTTACATTCTGCGCCAGAATTGCAGATTTGATGTTCTTATTCTGCTTCAGATAGCCCATGGTCTTTCTGGAAATAATCATGATAGAAGGTCTTTCGCCTGTTCTGGATTCTACGGAATCCATTGCTTTTGCAATATCTCCCATAGGGTCAGAATTTTCAACGTCAGACCATTTATCAGTTGTTCCGCTCAACTCTGCAAAGTTGTTTGTTTTGTAATCGTTGTTAGGGTCGTAGTTGTATGCGTATGGAACGCCGTTTGCCTCAATGGAAATCTTAGGAGAACCGTCAGAAGGGGAGAGCAACTGCATAATCATTCTTTCGGGCACAACCTTTGCACCTTCAATCAGAGTGTTTGCATCGTCAAAGATTCTGCTCAAAACATCTGCTGCGTAAGGGTCGGAGGAATCCTGCACGCGCATGATTTCCTGTTCATCAATTTCCTTCACAAGCATGGATTCGCGGAAGAACGCCATTTCTGTCTCAGTCATCTTAAATCCTTCTCTGCTTCTCAGTGTAGAAACTGCATCAAAGTTAGAAGGAGACAGGGAAACAGGCAAACCTTTTGACGTTTTAATCCATTTCAAGTCAAGACCCATTTTCTTTCTTGCAGGGAACAGACCGGCCCCAAGATATTCTTTTGCATTGCTTGCAACCTCTGTCTGCACCAAAGCAATCGCCTTTGCGTTATATACATCTCTAATATTCATTACTTTTACACCTCCTTATTCAAATACAATCAGTGGCAACGCCGTCTTTAC